AGACGATTGCTTGGTGTGGCAAAGAGGCGGGATGTGCGAGGGTAGCTATTACGGGTATATCGCCCATGAGCGCAAAGATGGCAAATGGGTGGTTTTTGAGATCGATTATTCTGTCTAGTGGTATCATACCCCAAGCTTATGCTAGAAAGCTAAGCATCGAGCAAAGGGCAAAGACTGGCTCCGATACTGGCTGATTTTTATGCGGCGAATAAAGAGAAAATCGCCTATATATCAAACAAGAGTTGTGATACAAAATATCGCAAAGAAGCAGAGGATAGCCAAACGCTGGCTTACTAGAGAAGGAAGAGCTAATGCTCTGTTTAAGGAGAACTAATGAGACCAAAATTTAGAGCTTGGGTCTATGACCCAGATTTAGAAGAATACGTTATGAAAGATGTAGCTAAGCTAGACTTTTACCTAGATACCTTTGAAATATCTATGGTATATACATTGGCTACTGTGCAGAGAAAACCTACGGAATTCACTTTTGTCCCTTACGACATAAAAGACGTAATCCTTATGCAGGACACTGGCTTAAAAGACAAAAACAATAAAAAAATTTATGATGGAGATATTCTTCGTTTTTCAAATGGAAATATAGGAAAAGTTTTTTTGAGTAATCTAAGAGCAGGTTTTGATGTGGCTTTTAATGGAGCTATCCCTGAAGAGTTAGATGCTGGACTAGCTGATAGAAGCGAAGTCTTAGGGAACATCCACGAGAATAAGGAGTTAATAAATGAGACCATTGAAATATAAAGCATACATTAAAGAGTATGACAAAGTAGTTAGTGTTGATAGACTAGGTCTTAACTGGGACGGATCAGTTCAGGAAATCATAGTATCAGAAAAAGAGCTAGAAGGTAAAGACGAATGGACTGACTTTCAGAAAGAGCAGTTCGAGCTTATGCAATATATTGGCTGCAAAGATAAAAATGGGGTAGAGATATATGATGGTTATATTGTAAAAATCACCTTAACAGAAACGCAAAAAACACGCAGAGGCGAAGTTATATACTATGATGATAACGCTTGTTATCTAGTTAAAACTGCTAGTGAGGAGTATTTTACATTTATGTCTGCTGATATTTGTAAAATTGAGGTTTTGGGTAATAAATACGAAAATAAAGGATTTGTATAAATGGAAACTAAATTTTTAAGATATACGGCCAGGGACAGAAAAACTAAAGAGATACTCTTTAAAAGCAGAATGGACGATGAAAACGTTTTGTATTTAAGGAAAAATGAAAGTTACAATATACTAAATGATAAAGTTGTCTTTTTTCTTTCTCGTGGATGTCGCGATATGACATTTACTTTTAACAAAAGAGATATTGAAAAAATTTGAAATAATTTACAAAAAAGGATAAGAGGTGCTTGCTATTACAAAAGACGAATTTATTAAATATGCGCAAGAGGCAGAAGATGAAATTTTTGAAAGACGTATAAAAAAAGCCATAGGTAACGAGTCGCCTAGTGATTTTATAATTAAAATTACATCTGCAATTTCTGCTTTTGTTATGATCCTTCTTGCTTATTTGAATGATACGATAAATATAGATTTTTATCCTTGGTATCTGTGCGCATCTTTTATTATTGTATCTATCTTTTCCGTGGTTATAATAAACAGCAAGGCAATAGATAAAACATTTCAAAAGAAAATAAATAATATAAGCAAAGATGATGCTTTCTTTGAAGAATTAGAACAAGATATGACCACGCACTTTGTGGATTTAGTGTTAAGCAATATTAATATTAAAGAAACTGCTGCTAGGTTGATTAAAGAAGGTAACTGCGAAAAAGCACAAGCTATTAATGCCTATATTAAAAATGAACAAATTAGCTTAGATCAATTTATTAACTCTTTATCGTATCAAGCCCTAAATGAGATAATCTATGAATATAAAAAGGCTCGTGAGGAAGCAGTAGCAAGAGAAATTTCAGATTTTATTTATGCACAAAAGAGAGAGATAGAGAATACACGCCTAAAAGAGGAGAAAAAACTAGATTTTTCAAATAAAAATTCTAACTTTGTTCTTGGCTTAGAATAGATTTTTTAAAAGATCGGCGTTTGCTGATCTTGCTCCCAATAAGCCACTTTAAATCTACCTTTTTATAGATGCTTTTTTTACTTATTTTTATACTGGTAATTCGTCTTTTCTTTTTATATTTAAGTAAAAGTTAAACTATATTTTATTATAATTCTATAAATTAAATTTAGAAAGGATAAAGAATGAAACCTATCTATATAGCAGCACTTGGAGATGCTTGGCTGTCTAAAGATAGCCTGAACGTAATAGGCTACTACTCTACGGAGAAAAAGGCATATAAAGCCTTAAGAGATGAAGTAGAAAAGCGAGGCTACGAGCTATATAGCGGATATGCGCCGTGTATGGACTACCGAGTTCAAGGTGAGTATGGCATTTACCACAAAGACAAAAATGGCGACCACATAGATTTTGAAACATTTGGTTGCTATGACATAGAAGTCGTAAATATCAATGAAAGATACTAGCAGGATCGTAAAATGAGAGAAAATCTATTAACAGTCAATCAGCTAATCAAAGACTTGAAAAAACTATCAAAAAATGGTTATGGAAAAGCAAATATTCTTTTATCAAGCGATGACGAGGGCAATAACTATCACGAGTGCTATTTTACAGCAACTAATATTGATCAAGATTTGATTGACTGGTTCAATTTTTGTGGAAATGAAAGCTATGCGAGTGAAATTAAAAATAATCCAACAAGCTATATAGTGCTTGGATAAAAAGGAAAAACTATGACAACAGTGAAAATTTTAAAAGAAAATGAGCAAGATTTTGAGTGGTATCCAACCACTCAAGAAATTATAGAGTGTGTAAAAAAACACATTAATGCACAAACTTATGGTGGATACAGCATACTAGACATAGGTGCTGGTGATGGCAGAGTATTAAAGGCATTGGCTAGTGGCAGAAATTCAGAGTGCTATTCTATTGAAAAGAGTGAAATATTAAGAAATAAGCAAGATAAAGAGATTATCCCTTTAGGATGCAATTTTTGGGATAATACTCTAATAGACAAAAATGTAGATTTTATCTTTTGTAATCCACCTTATAGCGAATATGAAGCCTGGTGCGAAAAAATAATAAAAGAAGCAAATACTGAAAAAGGGATATATTTCGTTATCCCTGAAAGATATAAACAAAGTGTAATCATAAATCAAGTTTTAAAGGCTAGAAAACTAGAGAATAAAATTTACTCTCTAGGATCATTTGATTTTTTAAATGCTGAAAGAGGCGCACGCGCCAAGGTAGAAGTAGTTTTTGTAAAAATTGAAAATGAGAGATACAGTGATAACGTTTCAGCGTTTGATCTATTTTTAGATGAAAATTTTAGATTTGATGCTACGTCTAAATTTAATCAAGAAGCACAGCGCGAGCGTATTAAAAAAGAGCTGATAAATTCAAAAAATCACATTGAAAGCCTGGTTGAGCTATACCAGGCGGATGTGCAAAAGCTAATGTCTAATTTTCAGGCTATTGCTTCTCTTGATAGCGAGATTTTAGAAGAGATAGGCTTCAAAAAAGAAACTCTTAGGAAAAGTATAAAATTAAGGATAGAAGGGCTAAAAAATCTATATTGGCAAGAGTTATTTAATAGGTATGAGCCTATAACGTCTAAATTTATATCGAGTTATCGCGACAAAATATTTGAGAAGCTAAGCTCTCGTAAGAATATAGACTTTAACATTGGCAATATATATGCCATAACTATATGGTTTCTTAAAAATGCTAGTAATGACTTTGGAGAGCAATTACTAGATTTTTATCTCTTTTTGGCTGAAAAAGAGAACCTTAGAGCTTATAAATCTAATACAAAATTTACGTCTGACGAATGGAAATATATGAGATCAGACGAATTAAAAGATTTTTTAAGAAAAGAGAAAGACACTAGAGCAAGCCTTGATTATAGGCTAGTTTTGTCACAAAAGAGATTTGTGGAAACAGACTATTACGGAGCTTGCTTTTTGTCTTATAGTGCCGTAGATTTTCTAAACGATATTCAAGTCGTAGCAAGAAATTTGGGATTTGTGGTAAATAAACAAGAATTTAAAAGAGGGTATAGGGAATACCCTATATATTCAGGTGAAAAAAATTATATTTATTCTACTGACGGCGGCATCTTGGTTGAATATAAAATTTATAAAAATGGCAATATACACATAAGGATCAATCAAGAACTTATGAAAGCCATCAACATAGAAGCAGGCAGATTATTAGGCTGGTTAAGAAGTCCAGCTGAAGCAAGCTCTGAATTAAATATGAAAGAAGCTGAGGCAAGACAATATTTTGGGAAACTTGTCGAGATACCTATGAGCAGCATTAAAATGCTTGTAGCATGAAATAGGGGGCTTTTATGAAAATGCTTACAAAAGATAGAGCTGAGATTTTGATAAATAAAGTAGTCAAGGGTATAACAATACCCTTGTATTATTTTGATTACAAAGTAAGAAAAGGTCAATATATAGGCAGCGGCTGGAGGGAGCCTGACGAGTGGGAATATCACGAAAATAGTAATGATATAAATAAGGCCATGACAGATATTGTTGGAGTTTTGGGACGTTTATTGGCCAGACATTTTGATAATATAGCAGACGTTGAGCTTCATAATGCTATCGATAGTTTTATAAACAAGAAATTTTGTCAAGTATTTGATTTGGTGGCCAGCCTAAAAAGAGAATTGGATTTTGATTTTTTAATATATGAGAGCGCAGAAGATATAATAGATGCTATATGGAGGAGTGCTAGCAATTTAAAACATAGGTTAAAAGCCTTTAAAAAATTTAAAAAACCAATAAATAATTGTATTATAAATAAAAAAGCAATATAATTAAATAAGATTACTATAAAAATATGTAAAATTATATAAAAATATATTATAAACATATATAAAGTGCAAAATAGTCAAAAACTAAATATAAGCTGGCACAAGAATAAAAAAGAGCTGTTTGAGGTCATAAAAAAGGCTCTTAATTTGCACGTTAATGAAAAATATGTAGAATTTGCGGCAATGCTTAGCAAGCTATCACCGCAATATTAAAGAGATGGACAATAAGGAAAGGATGAAAAATGCCGTTAAAAAAAATAGGTGTTCTTGATGAAATTTTAAGCGATAATTTTGTGGAACTGGTGGGGTTAAAGAATGTAATCAGGTCAAAATATGCTAAAAAAAATAAGGCATTAAAGAGAGCATTTGAAAAGTGCTATATCGATGAAAAGACCTATATTGAGATTAAAAATAAGCTAGATAATAATTTTGAAAAAAATGGTTTTAAAGCCGATCTAAAAAGCCCTGATGAACTGCGAACAAATTTGAATAGAGTTTTTTATAAGCATTTAAAAAGCATTGCAAAGTTTCAGCAGGAAGGTCTATCAAATAATCAGATATATAAAAAACTTTGTCAAATTTATCCAGAGTTTCAGGCTTTTAGCAGAACTTTAGTCGTAAATGCTTTAGAGCAAGCAACGGATAATCCAAATAAAACCATGAGTGGCAAATATGAAAAATATTCAGATGAAGTAAGAGAACTTCTATCTGAAGGGAATACTGCATATTTTTGTGCTAAACATCTTTTGGAAAAATATGCTGATGACAATCTGGCTTTTGTTTCTGCCTGGAAATTTGCCAAAGATACAGAAGTAGAGATGAACGAAGAGTAGGTTATTGAGCGAGGAGATTTTATGTATAAAACACCGCAAGCAGAGCAAATTAACTTTGAAGTGAATAAAATTGAGATCTTGAATGATTATTGGAATTACACCAATGATTTTTGTATTAATATTACAAATAAAAAGTTTTTAGATGATCTTTGCGTTAAGGTTATGCCATTATCTGCCATAGATAAAAATGGACATTTAGCAGCAAGAATATCTATTGATAATAGCTCGGTCGATATTAAAATCATAAACAACGACTTGGATCCTATTGTGAATGAGCTAAGGCAATGTATAATAAATGCCGAAAAAGCAGATGAACCTTGTTTTTTTGGTGGTGATGAGTTGCTGGAGTTTTTATTAAGGCATAAAACCATTGAGGAATTAAAAGAAATTTTGGGAGATAGATAGATGAACGAATTGTTTTTAAGCATATTTGGTTTTTTGGCAATAATATCCCTTACCTTATTTGGAATAATTATTGTTCTGTCAATTTTAAACTTTCTTAAAGCAAAAAAGGATATGAGAAATTTTTTAAAATTTTATTACCAAATTTCATTTGTTACATTAATTGTAGTTTTTCTTCCAGGATCATTTGTTGCATTTGACACTAGCTTTTATAACCAACTTCCTGATGGTTATTTTGTGAAAAGTTATTATGAATTTAGCTATGCTTTATATCACGGCATTTTTAAATCACAAATTTTAACATTATTATTTGGCCTATTTTTAGCTTCATTGCTATTTTTTGCTATAAAAGAACCTGATAAAGTAATAAAGGATATAAAATGAGTTTTGTAGAGATTGCACTTATTATTAACATAGTAGCAAGCATGGCGACCTTTTATTTTGCAAGGTCTTCGTTTAAAGAAATAAATGAAAGGCAAAAATCGGAAGCTTGTAATAATGAAAAAGCTGAATTTTTGGTTTTAGAAGAGCGTAAATTAAAAGATAAACATGTAAAACTTGAGTTAAAAAAAGAATTTTATACGTTGCAAAGAGAGGTGCTATTAAATTTACTAAACACTATCATAGAAAAAAATATAACGTTAGACGAGCTTAAAAATTTATCTATTGAGTTAAAAGGCTACGTAGAACATAGAGATAGTGCAACTATGATGAAGGTGGCTTTAGAGGCTCTTGAAAAACATAAAAAGGCATAAAAGATGAATGAAGACAAAATTTTGGCTAAGAAAAAGATAAATTTTATAGTTTCAACTTTACCTACTTTTTTGTGGCTCTTTGCTATATATGGCATGTATGTTATTTCGCCACTAATACACTTTCAGCTAGACAAAAGTAGAGTTGAAAAAGAGACTGGCCAAGAGCCAGCCGTTATAGTAAGCTCTATGTCTATAAAAGATCTAAATGACGTAGAAAATTTTGCTAAAAAAAATGGTGCAAAGGCCATTATTTTTAGACCAGGCGTAAAGATTATGATTGATGAGGAATAAAAATGAGAACATTAACAATAGCGCAGTTAAAAGCATTACTTAGCATGTATGACGATGATGCTACAATAGAATTTATTTTTAGAGAACCAGTGGTAGAGATTGCTTATAAAGAATTTAGTGGTGGCGAATATATTAGGCTAACACTAGACGATCTAAAAGGTAATAAAGAAAAATCCATTATAAAAATAATGTTGAGCGCATAGAAAAGACAAAAAGCAGATGACGACAGATTTAAATTTTATAAACAAAAATGTTATAAATAATATAAATTTTACCCATATTGCCGAAAGTAAAATAGATGGCTTTGGACTTTTTGCTGATAAAAATTTAGACAGTGGCACGATTTTGTGTTTTTTGGATGGCCAAGTTATAAACTGGGATCACTACGACGAGATGGCTAAGACTATAAATTTAGGAAAATACCAAGACTATATTTTTATGGAGTGGAATGCTCTTGATACAAAGACGCTCTTGGTTAGAGCCTTTAGAACAAAATATAGCTACATTAATCATTCTAGCGATCCAAACGTCGAAGTAAAATATAACCCTATCCGTATCGAAACGATCAGGGAGATACGTGAAGGTGATGAAATTCTTATAGACTATAATAAAGAACCACTGAAACAAACCTATCTTGATAATAAAGAAAAGAACTTTTTGGTGAATTACCCAACCGCTAAAGCAGTTGGGATTTCTGCATGAATAGTTTTAAAAAAAATAAGATATAATTTCAACTCCTAGAACGAAAACACCTTAACTTAGGCAGTCTTCCCTTGGCTGCCTTGTATATTATTAATCTCTTTGGTCTTTTTCTTTCTGCTACGAATATTATCTATCCCACATTTTTGGTATGCTTTATTTAAAATATTGTAACCAGACTCCACAGCCATCGGCTTGTCCCCTTTGCCGCTACTAAAAATATAGTCTTCAGGGTTATAGAAGGTTGATAGTATTTCAAAATCTTCTTCAACAATACTCTTTGCGATGCAAATTTTTTCATACTCATTTTCTTTTTTCTTTATGCTTACAGCATAAAATTCTTTTTCGTCGCTATCTTGAAAGTCACAAAATTTTAGAGGTAAAGCTTCATTTAATCTAAGTCCGCTTTTTAAGACAAGCTTTACCAGCAGCGAATTTCTATATTCTTTTTTATTTTTTCGCTCAGGATTTTTAATAAGCTCTCTTTCGGCTTGGCTTAAAATAGCCTTGCGTTCATTTTCGTTCATATATATGTCTATTTGTTTGCCGTTGTTATTGGCTTTAAACTTATACTCTGATAGGACATTCTCTATCCTTAGTGCTTCACTCTGATTAGGTGATATGTATCTAAAGAAAAATTTAAGCGTTGCAATATGGGCTATTTTTGTTAAGTTGGAAAGTTTTTTTATTTTTTCAAATGGCTTGTTCTCTTGCTTTTTTCTATAAACACCATCTAGCCACTCTAAATAGCCAGTTATACACTTTTTATCTATTGCGTCAAACGAAGGTATTTCATTGCTTTCATAGCAAAATTTTATAAATCCATTTAGGCATTTTTTATAGGTTTTAATGCTATTTTCTTTATCGGTAAGCGTCTGCTTGTATGCCAAGAATTCATCGCGATAGCTTATTAGCTCATTTAGAAAAAATATTTTTTCATCTATTTTCATTTTGTTACTTTGTTCGGATTTTTATAGATATATGATATTATAACATAAAAGTGATTTTATATGATTAAAATAAAAATATTTTATCCTGGCACTTTTATAGGATTGTGCCAGGAGTGAAAGAGGGCGAAGAAATTTATTTTGATTGTGCTATGAGGTCTTTATAGTCTATATCTAGTTCCTTGCATTTGCCAACCAAATCAAATGCAAGTTTTTTGATAATATCTTTAAGGTTTTCTAGCTCTTGCTTTGCAGTTTCATGGCTTTTAATATGATCTTCATTAAAAAGCTTGTCTTTTTTCAACTCTTCGCCAAGTCCTTTTAATAGGGCATCTCGATTGTCGTAAATTTTATCGAATTCACTGATCTGAAAGCCATCTATTTCAAAACCCAAAAGCTTATTTGAAAGCTCTCTTAGTCGCTGCCCAAAGCCCTCATTTAAGACCAGTCCATTAACTCGAACACCAATCTCACCATTGTATCTTAGGGTAATTTGTTTCTCTTTTATGTGCCTTCTAATTAGCCACATTTTGAACATTCGTATAATTTTGTTTAACATTTTTTCTCCTTTTGTGTTCTTTTTTCTTCGCTCTCTTTCTTGCTTTTAATAATGTCTGTGCATTCAACAAAAAAGTCGCCGTATTTTTCTTTATTATAATAGTCCAGATCAAATAGATCGTCTAACATATAAGAATTGTGGCTTTTTTTTAGGATATTGCCAGCATAATGCTCTCTTGATATTAGTTTATCATATTCTTCACGCTCTAGTGTTAGTAGAGAGATTTTATGTTCGTTCTCACGATAAAATTTATATAGGCTAAAAAGATCAATAGCCTCCGATCCGCCCATAATGAAATTATCCCCTATACAAAAATCCATTCTAAAAATATCAAATTTTCCTGCCTGATATTCAACTACTATCTTTGTGTGTGGTTTATTGTCTTTACTGTGGATAATATAGAGCTTTTCAAAGTTTTTACACTCAGATGCCAGCTCGTGAAGCGTGTAAGAGTTGATAACTCTTACATCAAATGGTTGGCCATTACCAGTTTTAAGCCATTCGTCTGATATAGTAAAGACTTTAGAAAAGTTTTCTAAAAAACTAAAACTAGGGAATGATTTAAGTTTTAAAATGGCATCTAGTTGTTCAAAGCTGGCTTCGCCCAGTTTTTCGCTTGCTGTAATAGTATTAATCCCAAATTCTTTTAAGACATACTTCATTCTTTCGACGAGCATTTGTCCATCGTCCTTAACGCTTGGATTGCTACTGTTAGTGTTTATGGCAAGGATTGCAGATATATTTTCTGCCAAATTGGATAGCAGCTTTGTTTTATAGTGTGTTTCTAGCATAAGCTCTAAGGCTAGGCGAGTGACTTTTGTCATTCTACTTTCGTCGCTCCAGGTATCGAGTGTAGCTTTAGTAAATCCCAGCTTATCTGCAAGCTCAAATCTTGTTAGACCATAAAGGTCACATACTTCTTGATGCAAGAAGGTCTTTTCTTCTTTAGGTTTTGGTCTAAAAAAACTCATTTTTTCTCCTTTTAGGGTAAAAATTAAAGAAATTTTATCATAAATATTTTATAAAATCAAGTAATAACATAATATTATATAAAATTTATGATTGTAACTATAAATATATATAATATAAGCATATATTAAGCAAATAAATATTATAATTAAATTAATTAAAAAGCTTAAAAGCGAAAGGACAAGAGATGTTTAATAAAGTAGTTTTAGTTGGAAATTTAACTCGCGATGTAGAGTTAAGATATATTAATACGGGCTTAGCAGTTGGACGAAGTGCGATCGCCGTCACAAGAAAATATAGCACAAATGGCGAAAAAAGAGAAGAGATATGTTTTGTGGATATTACCTTCTTTGGGAAAAGCGCCGAGATAGCAAATCAGTATCTCACCAAGGGATCAAAACTGCTAATTGAAGGTGTCTTGAAATTTGAACAATGGACAGATCAAAATGGGCAATCTCGCTCAAAACATAGCATAAGTGTTGAGAGTATGGAGATGTTAGGCAGCAAAGATCAAAATACGCAGCAAGGTAGTAATTGGCAAAATGCACGATCGCAAAACGCTCCACAAAGAAAGGCTGAGCCACAATATAGTGATGTGCCAGACATTGATACTTCTGATAATATGGAGTATGCAGAAAAAGATATACCATTTTAAAGGATAAGAGATGAAAATGTATGAGTTATTTTTAGAGAACAAAAAGCTAGGAATATTTAAAGAAGAGCCACAAGATATAGTATATTGCGATGGTTCAACTGACGGAATTGATTTGCTTTGCTTTGCTGCTGACGAGTGGCAAATGCTCCAGGCAAAGCTTAACATAACTCTTACCAATGATGAATTTGATAATTTTAACAAAATTATGAATAGTGATTTTTGCCAAAAGAATGGCATTAATTATATTGATCAGCTTGCCAATGAGCTTGACTTTGGAACGCTAGAGATATTTGATTTTGAAAGAATTGAATATGCTGCTGATTTTGAAGAAAAATATAGCTATTTTATTGACGGCATAGCAAAAACTGCTGGCAACGCTGATTTTAGATGGGATTTAGCTTGCAAGGGTGTCCATCAACAAATGTCTTATGTAGATAGATGGGTTCTTAGTGATAGCTATTATCAAATAGAAGTTAATGAACTTAAGGGAGATGAGCTAGCACAATTTGATATTAAAAAAATAGATGAAGAAATGATAAAAGTTAGCTATGGATGCCAAGTTCAAGGCTATGATTTAGTTTCAGTAAAAGAGCTAGATCGCAAAAATCCAAAAGATGGCGTTAAACTTCTTGTATGGCAAGATGGAAACACAGAAAGAAGTTTCCTTGAATATATATTGATAGAGATTAAACAAGAGTGGTTGAAAAAATAAAAAGGGGCTTAACTGCCCCCAAGTTTTAATCCCAACGGGAAAAACCTTAGTAAAACTAAGGGAAACGTGTAAATATTGATACTTTTTAGACCAACTCCAACGGAGAAAAATCGTATTTACACGTTTTTTATGTAAAAAGTATATAGATCTTTGACTTAAGAATTAATAAAGGATAAAAAATGAAAGATGTTGAATATAGAGCTTGGTGTAAAAATAGTAATATTATGCTTTATAACATAGAAAAAACTTTTGAGGAAGATTTTTCTTTTGGTATGTTTTTGCAAGATAAAGAGGCGTATGCCGTAATGCAATATACTGGATGCAAAGATATTGGTGGCGAAAAGATATATGAGAGCGACATAGTGCATTTTGCAGCCATAAATCCAACTGGATATGAAAATCACGATGGAGAGTGGGTAGATACCACTGAGGAAGAAGAGCCAGGAGTAGTTATTTTTAAAGATGGTTGCTTTTGTGTAGAATTTTCTGATGGATCGCTACTGCCTTTTAATGCCCCTAAGTCAGAGGCAGATAAAACTCCTATTATAGAATTGTTTGCGGTCTTAGGTAATATTTATCAAAAATAGTCGAGGAGATGGAGATGAAACCCATTAAATTTAAAGCATACGTTCCAGGCATTAATGTTCTTTTGAACGTCATAAACATGGATCTTGATTTTAACGGAGATGTTACGGGCATAGTTGTTCCTACGAGGGAGATAACTGGTGAGGATACGTTTGAAACAACATTTTTTAAGCGTGAAGATGATTTTAAATTAATGGAATATACTGGACTACACGATCATAATGGCAATGAAATATATAGTGGCTATATCGTAGAATATCCAGATGGAAGTGTAGGTGAGGTTGTGTGGAGTGGCGGCTATGCAGCATATATTTCAAAACTAAAGCGTATGAAGCCTTTTGTATTTTGGATAGATGACAAATGCAAGGTTATAGGCAATGTTTATCATAACAAAGAGCTTTTAGATAAAGCTCAAGAGGCATAAAAACGTTGAGTATTTTATGTTTTTAAGTAGATGTATATTATATAATTTAAGTAAATATTAAAGTAAAATATATTATAATTATATAAATTAAAAAGATGGAGTTATAAACATGTTAGACGAAAAATACAGCAGCTATGCTGAGAAGGTTTTGTCCGAAAGCGACAAAAGCGATACAAGACGGATATATAAAGACATCTTTCATGATAGCAACGTTGTTATCCACGAAAATTGTATCATGGATATTAACGATTTGTTGCTTAAGGGCAGAGAATATGGCGATCAGTTTATAATTCCTGCATATCAAAGAGGCTTAGTTTGGAGTGAAACTCAAAAGGTCAATTTAATAAAAACGATTATGGCTGGCGTTCCTATTGGGACTTTTGTTTTTGCAAGGCAAGCCTATGACAAACAAACCCTAAAAAAGCTACCAGCCAGGAAATATTATTTATTAGACGGGCAACAAAGGTTAAATGCGATAAAGAGCTTTTTAGATAATGAATTTGCTATGGACGGATACTTTTTTAAAGATCTACCATATCTTGATAAAAGAGCTTTCATAGATTTTCATAATTTCGGATCGATGATTATAAACGAACCAACACTGGAGCAGGAACTGGATTTTTATTTTACACTAAATTTCGGTGGCACTGCCCATACTAAAGAGGACTTAGAAAAAATAATGAAGTGCAAGAGTGCTTTAAGGATATAAAGATGAAAGATATTAAATTTAAGGCTTATGTTTATGATTTGACTGATGAGGATAGCCATCCTCTTGAAATAGATCTTAGGGCAGGTAAATTATGGGACGTCGCAAGCATAAATTTTAAAGACCAAATAGTAGAAATTGAAGATGATGACGGCAATACATGGGAATATGAACTAAATGACGAGATAGCCCTTTTGCAATATACAGGTTTTAGAGACAAAAATGGACGTGAAATTTATACGGATCATCTCGTTAAATGGGGATTACGAACTTATAGGGTTTGCTTTGATTGCGGATTTTATCTGCACGATTTGAGTGGGATCAATCCTGATTACCCAATTACGAAAGAATTCAAAAATGCTTCAGACGAATTTGAGATCGTCGGTGGAATGTTTGAATATGGAGAAGTTATAGGCAATATTTATGAAAATCCAAAAAATTTAAAGGACACAAAATGAGTATTATATACGTATGCGATAGCTGTGGCGCACAAAGCGATGATGATGTTAAGGTGTATGAATTTAGCGAAGAAGCTAAAAATTACACTGGCATTAACGAATACGACCATTTATGCGCGGAGTGTCTAAAGGATTTTGATGAGGATAAATCTTTGCGCATAGTAAAAGGCATTATAAAAGTTAAGACAAAGAAAACTTAATATTTTTATAAGCTATTAATTTTTTTAAAGGATATCAAATGCTATATGGTATAACTGATTTAGAAAGACAAGAACTTCAAAAGAATTTTAATTTTTTCTTAGAAAATGCTTATAAGCCTGAAAATTTTGATGATGTCGTCGAAGATTTAAAAAAGATGATTGATAACGATGAAGTGCTACATTACGACTTTGCAGACTTTAACAAAATAATTGAGAACGGAAAAGAATACTATACTTGTAGCTTATTGAACGATAATATCTTGTTTGAGGACGAGGGTAGTGGATATCTGGTGTGGCAACGACAAAGAAGTGAGGACGATTTTTACGGCTATATGGCTTATAGGCTAAAAAATGGCAAATATTGGTTACTGCTCTACGGCGAGCATTAAATAAGAATGCGGTCAAGCCTAGTAGCTATCAAGAATGGCTGTGCGAAAGCGATTAATTAGAGGACAATAAGATGACAAAAGAGCAAAAATTACAAAATCTAGTAAATAGTGCCAAATACGTATTTTCGCTAATCGCACAAAGAAATAGGCTCAATTCTAGTATGTAAATGGAGTGTAAAAAAATGAAACGACAAAATTGCATTAATTGTATTGCATTTAATGAGTATGGATATTACTGTATGCTAGGCAACTCTGTCGTAATAACAACGGAAAAAGTATATCTGGACGAATTTAAAAAATTTGTTGATATGCCTAAAGTTTATCCCGTTACCAAATGCAATAAGCCAAAAACGAAAAAGGATTTTTCCCTTTTTATTAAAGATATAAATTATAAAAAGAATTTTGAGGTTAAGGAGTAAAATATGAAAAATTTCAAAGAGCTAGAAAAATTTATAAAAGATGAAATTGCTGAGATAGAAGCAGACGAACGTTACCACTACGCAAGCGCAAGCGTTTTTATAAATGCCCCTTTGGCACTTATTCAAACGGAGATGAAAGCTAAGTTGAATGCCTACAAAGGTGTTCTTGAAAAGATTAAAGAGCTTGAAGGAGTAAAAGATGAATGACAAATCTAGGTATGAGTTTTTAAAGATACCTTGGGAGGGTGATTTTGTGTATGTTAAAAAACATAAATTTGAAGAGGAGCTAGGTGGAACAAAAATACACTTTTTTGAACCTAATTTTGTGTTTGATGATTATCAGAAAAAAATAATAAGAAAAGATGTTTTTTGGGAAGAAGCCTCAGTAAGAGGCTATAAAACTAATGGTTTCTTGTTTTCAAATGAAGAAGAGTGGAAAGAGTATGCTAAAAAGAAATTTTTAGAGTTTAAAGATACTCTTTTGGTAGAGCCTGAATATAGCGATGACGAAATTTGCAACTTAAATTTTCATTATTGATGCGATATTGGCAAAAATGAAGTTTTATGCAAGTAAATTTGAAATAGATCATATAATGTATTGTGATACAAACTCGATACTAACTTCTGTTAGAAAGAAAAGAGAAAAAGATGAAGCTAAGAGAAATTGAAATTAGTAGCGCCGAAGCAATAGAAAGATTGGATAATATCTTTTTAATAAATTCTATTTTCTTCTTAATTTTGGGTATTATTGTTTTGTTTAGTGCCTCAAATTATGATAATTACAATGAAAAGAGCAGGCGAAAGATTATGGCTTCGGGTGTTATAATAATTGTTTTAGTTCTTGTGGCGCAACCACTATACTTCAAGTTTTGACGTTAAAAAGGACCAGCAAATGATGAATGAGATTGATAAAATGGCTTTAGAGCTTAAAAAAATAAAAAAAGGCTATGTTATTTTTTATGAAACACCTAACGAAGCTACTCCAGCAAATTTTAAAGTTTTTGATAATATATTCGATGCCTTTAATTTTGCTAGTGAGAATAGGTTTTTAAAAGGTTTTTGCGCAGGGAATAATTGTTGGGCTGTTTATGAAAGTTTAGATGCACTAAAACAAATACGCGATTGTCAGCGTATTATTAATGAAGACCTAGCAGAGTATAAGTTTTTGGGACTAAAGAGGGAGATATAAAAGATCAATATTTTTAGTTATGAATTACACATCCACTAAAGCAGTTGGTGTTTCTGCCCAAAAAGTTCTTAAAACAACCATAGATAAAAATGTTAGCCTGCTTAAAATCAAAGTAAAGACACTCTAATTATTTAATTCTTTACAAGAAATACTAAAGGCAAGCAGGCAAAATCCAAGCGATACTCTCAGCCTAAAGGTCAATTCACATTACTCTCCCCCCCTATGCTTATTGATTTAAATAGATTAATTTTGCATTTTTACAATATATTTTAAATTTTATTTGTATATTTACAAGAAAACTCTTGACAATATTGTATATTTACAATATAATATACTTATTAATTTGCAAATATGCAAGAAAGGACTAAAGATGTTTTTTTTAAAGGATAAAGGTTGGCTATATGCTATCACTATGGTTGCAATCATCGTATTTTTTATTGCGGTAACTTATATTCTGGATTTTGAAGATCCGATATTAATTGGCATTTTGATAGGCGGTTGTTGTGCAGTATTTCCTCTTCTTTTAGTAGCAAAAGATCGTGAGGGTTTTTAAAATGATTGGTTTTTTTAGTGTTATTCTCCTAGTAGCGTTTGTGGTTGATATTCTAATAGTTTTTTTTCTAAATATGGATTTATCTGATCTTTTTATTGTTTTTTTAGTTACTGGTATGTTTTTATTGCTTTTTAGCACATATTATATTAGTAAAAAAATACGTAGAAGGGGGTTGTCGGATTGTGATTTGGAAAGAGAAACGGATAATAATGTAGTGATAGGATCGATAATGATATTTTCCTTTACTATGATTTGTCTTTTTTTGTTCGGGGGCTTTTTTCTTTTTTATCGCAATGAAATATTACATCAACGTGATGATGCTGTTTATTTAAATAGCAAATATCAGGAAAGAAGCAACTTGCTTGCATTGTATATTAAGTCTAAATTAAACGATAATGAAAAGTCTGCCTTTAAAAGAAATTATTTTGGAGATGAATTATATTTTTATAATAAGTTTGGCGGCAGTATTTGCCTTTTATCTATAAATTCATCCATTTGCAAATATTGGTTAGATAGAGTTGTGGATGAAGTGAAGCAGCAAACCGCTGATCAAACAGAGGAAAAGGCTAGCTATCTTAATAAAGTAGAACAAGAAAAGCAAGTTTTAGAAAAATTTAAAGAAAATAATAATTTGCCTGCAAGCATTAAAAACTGAATTATACGTTTTTTTGTATAATTAAAACAAAAAAGGTTAATAATGGATTTACACATTAAAGTTTGTGAAATTTTAGGCATTAGCCGCCAAGAGCTTGCTGATAAACTTGGAATTTCTGTCGCTACAATAAATGGCTGGACTAGCGATCCAGCTAGGGTTTCTCAAGCGACAAAGTTAGCCCTAGAGCTTATGATTGAAAACTACAATCTTAAGCAGATTATTAAAAAAGCAAAAGAAGCCCAAGAGGCTATTACAAATTTTAGGGAATAAAAATGCAAGATTTATTTGATAAATATGGTTTAAAATTTTTAATTCCATTATTTTTTATGGTTACTGATTTTTAAAAGGAGTTTATAAATGTTTATATACATAATAGAACTTTTAGGAGCATTTTTTATATTTTACGGGTTTTTTCAATTTAAAAAAAATACCGATAGCTCTAGCTACAAGGCAAAATGTTTTATTACGTTAGGTGGTGGGCTATTATTTATTATTATGGCTATACTTATGACTTTTCCTGATTATTTTGACAAAGCAAAATTCTAACTATTAGATGAGCAAGGATAAAAATAGATTATGAGTGAGAAAATTAAAATCCCTATGGGTGAGCAAATAAATTTTGAGGTTAATGAGATAAAAATTATGAATGGTTATCCTAAAAACTCAAATTTTAAGAGTGACAATTATTCATCGGATCGTAGGTGTGATGAAAATTTATCTAGTAAAGAGGCTAGCATGAAGAAATTTGATTATATAAAGCAATCCTGGTATATTGGGCTTTTTCTCTTGTTTTGGATATTGACAATTTGTGGCACATATACTATTTCTCCTTTAGTTCGTGCTTCCTTTGATAGAGAGCAGATTAAAGCAGAGACTGGACAATATCCACTAGAAATTGTTAATCCAATCAAGTTAAGCGAATTAAACGAGCTCGCAAAGCATGCTGGTGATCCAACTGTTATTCTCATTGGTAATGGCAAAATATTATTAGAGAAATGATTAGAAGCTTTTGGAGAGCGTAAATATGAGTAAAATTTATAAAAATGATAGTAAATATTCGATATTAAGCGCACTATTGGCGTTGCCGTTTATTTTTGTTTTTATATTCGCTTTATATATCGGATACGTTAAATTTATGAAGTATGTGTATAGAGAATACGATAGACGAATGAATTTGGCTTTCGAGGATTTTAAAAAGGAAAATGATGGAATAAGCATAATTGATATGTATAAAATTAAGCGAGCTATTTCTGTAGTTATTAGCAAAACTAGCGTGAGGGACTCGGCAGGTGAAACCTCAAATATAATTTATGACAATATGAAAAAAAATGGAACTTTATCCTTATGTAAGGATATAGAAAATGAAGTAAAACCTGAATGTGAAAATCAGATCAGCAAAGAGATTAAGTTATTTTTAAATAATAATAAAAAGCCTGAGCCTAAACCTGATGCCCCTGAAGAAATGGCAAAGCGTATTTTGAGTAATATCAAATAAGGAATTTAAAATGAGTGATACTATCACACAGCTACATAAAGATTTAAAGCTTTTTAAAAGAATTGTGATTTGTTTTTCTATCTTGGCTATTGCCTGCACCGCATGGCATAAAGACAATATGCAAAATTTAATTAGCTCATTGATTTTTATTAGTTTTTTTATTGTGGTTGGAATTCTTGGCTGGCTTGATACGATCAAAGCTATAAAATGGTATAAAAAGTATTGTTTAGAAGAAGGAAAGTAAAAATGAGTGCTGATGTTTCTAATAGTATTGGTGGAATGGGTATTTTTATAGTTTTTGCCAATCTATTTGTTTTTGCTATGGCAATTTTTTTAAAAGAAGATAAAAAAGATGAACAAGGATAAGATATGTTATTAATTGAGAAAAAAATGCTAAAAGGCTATGTTGTCTTTTTTGGTTCAAATAATTTTCAAGAATTTAATGATTTTTATAAAGCTTGCAGCTTTGCTAGTAAGCTAGAAAATTTTGTTAAATTTGTTGAGATGTCCGATGGCGTTGAACGAGATGTTATAGAAAATAAAGAAAAGCTTATGCGCTTGATGTCTATAAAAATCCAACTTGACTGACGAGCAAGAGGCATTTTTCGAGCATTATAGGAGCAAAATATTTGAAAATAACCACTATTGCGATTTTTGGCTTTTTTCTTGCGGTAGCTATAACACAAATTTTAGCTTCTTTTTATTTATGGATCGATACTGCTTACTTTCTACATTATTTTATGGGTTGTGTAGGTCTTTCCCTTTTGGCTGCCTATTTTTTGATTAGCTTCTTTAAAAAATTTAATATAGCCAAAACAATTAAGCTCTTTTTGGATAAAGCCTCTGGAGCATTTATAATGGCACTTGTCTTAAATGGCTTTTTTATACTTTGCGGTGTTAATGGCTTTTTCTCGCAATATTATTCCCAGCTACATAGAGTTATATATGTAAAAGATGGTGGTAAAGAGTTATCTTTTGTAGTTTATGACAAGCAAAAAGCTAAAGATGTAGCTGAGAAGCTAAAAAGCAGTGATGTGAATATAAAAGAACTAGGAAACCTTAAGGCAAACTAATCCCTATCTCCTTTCTATTAAGCTATAAATCAAAAATGTATTGATCTGAGCCAAATTTAGATATATAATTAAGAAAATTTAAAAGAGGAGTGGTTATGCAAAGCAAAATCATGAAAATAGCCCTGGCGTGGATCGGTGCATTTTTTTGCGCGTGGCTATTTGGTAATCACATGCTTGATGTGTCTTTAATTCCACCACCATTTTTTTTCTTTGTGGCACTTTTATATACAGCAGTTACTTTTGCAAAGGACAAAGAGGATTTTCGTGGCAATAAAGTAAGTATATTTGAAAATATTTTTGTAAAAATAATTATTATTTGGTTTATTACTTTTTTTATTGTTCTTAGGTTTAAATTTATTACTTCAACCTTTTTGATTGGAATAGTCTTATTTGTAGCTTTAATATATTTACCGATCCTTCTTTGGGGTTATAAATATATTATTGAAATAGAAAAAATAAAGAGTAAAAGGGTTCTTAAAGTTCTTGCTATTATTACATACTTTGCTTTTATAATAGCTCTTTATTATGCCTCTTTTGCTACATTCGACTCTACTGGAATACAAACTATTCCATTTGGTGTCAGGTTCCAGCAAGGAGTCATAACTTGCATTATTTTTTATTTTCTTATGAGATATATTTTGTTTTGCAAGGTTTTCACGTATGATGATAAAATTTTGTTTAACGGACGATGGCTTATGCTTCTATTAGCTTATTACATTGGACCTGCCCTTTTTGTTTGTTTTATGGCAAAAGCAATTAGCGTTATGTAGTAGTAGCATGCTAGAACTAAAAACCCACGATGAATTTTTTGAGTTTAGCCATAACTCGGTCCATAAGCTTCTAGTTCCAAAAGAGATAATATCTCAACTAGAAGCTGACTTTACAGCAATAGGCAACTTCCCAGAGATAGTTAAAGATCCTTATATACTCTTTGCTTTGCAACCTAATCAGATGAAAGAAATATACCTCTATGAAGCTGAGAAAGACAACAAAGTGGGTTTTGATGCCTTGGTGGTTACTATTCACAATGCTGGCTTGGATTTTTTGATACAGCGTGGCGATAAAACTATTATTTTTCCAGTTTTTAGCATATCCAAAGGCTATAAATTTAATGGTAGTTTTTTTAAAGAGCTTTTTACAAAGAAGCCAAAAGCCAACCCAAAAGACAGCATAGATATTATCCCAAACGGCAAATATAGATTAAGAGTAGATGATGACGTCTATGACAATGTATCATTTAAGATCATTATAGAGGCAAGCGTTTTTACTAAATTGTTTGAATTTTATGAAAACTATAAAAATATATGGCAAGAGCTGCCGTTTAGAAAATATAGAAATCTAATTATTTATTTTAATAAAGACTTTGTAGAAAATGGAATATTGTTTGAGATATTAAATTTTAGCCACACGGCTGATTTTCATCTAAACTTTATACAAAATAGACTTTTTTTCATTACTGAGATAGACAATAAGCTAAAACTTTTTATAAATGACATGGTGGTTACACATCGTGATGAAAATAAAAACATAGATTTAGAACCATTGGACTTAGACCCCTTTATAAAACAAGATATTCTGCCGATATTCTCAACCGACGATAAAGAGATCAAAATTTCTAGGCAATTAGTTACTTTTTGATGTTTTTTTATGATAAAATTTTGTTTTTTATCTCAAAATAGTAAAATATATATTATAATCTTACAAATTTATTTTTTCAGGAGGAAAATATGGAATCGAGAGATTATGTAAAATTGTTGGATGCACCATTAGGCAGCGAGGCAGATGTTTTAAGATCTAAAATGCAATACGTTATAAGAGGCGTGGGGCTAAATTTAGTAAGTGCTAGCAAAAAGATGGGGCTTGAAAGTTTTGCTACGCTAAATGACTTTTATAAGAAAGATCAAATCCCTAGTTTTACTTTCTTTGATAAATTCTGTTCTACCTTTAATGTGTCAGAGCAGTGGCTTTTCGATTTAGAAAATAATGAAAATTTCATGCCATTTGAGCCAAGCGTTATAAGAGCTGGCAGACACTTGTTTTCTTGCAAAGATGCTACTATAAGTATCATTATTTTTCATAATTATGTCGTTGTAGTAGCTGATAAAGATAATAAGATGGGTGTAGTAGGCAGAACTTTTGATTTGTCATCATGCGATGCCGACAAAAATATAAATGCTTTGACGGAGCTTATTAAAGTATCTAAAAAGGTAAATTTATATAAAGAATCAAAAGATTTTCCTAGCTTTGTTTTTGGTAGTATTCCACCTGTTGGCTATATTTTAAGAAGTGATTGTGTTGCTAAAGATTTACTTCCTAGCAACGAATATTCAATCATTCAAAAGATTAAAGATGTTCTCTCCCTCGAAGCAAAAGAAGTAGATGAATTTTTAGTTAAACGTTTTGTGGATAGCAACGTTTATTGTAATAGCGATGACAAACAAAGCGAACCTGATATTGGGATACACGGACTTTATATAGAAGAACTATAATATAGTTTTTCTCTTGCCTTTCTCTGTTGGTAAATTTTGAGCTTCGGTCATTAGGGTTGCTAAATATGAGCCGTATATCAAGCCTAGCTTGTGATGTGGCAATCTATTCAAGATAGCACTATAACTTTTATCAAAAAATGCTGCTGCACTGCTGATATTTGGTTTTTCGCTCTTTGGCAATAAAAGGTTTAAATTTGCCAATATCTTTTTTAGGCTAGCAAGGACTTTTTCACTAGATATTTGGGTTACTCTCTTTTCTCTTAGAATAGTGTCATTTAGTAAGCAATCTAGTAGTTCAATTTTCTCTTGTTTGTTTAGTTTTTTTATTATATCCTGCGGGTCAAACTCTTTTTTCATCTCATATCCCTTTTTATTGTTTTTATTAATTATAGTCTAAAACATCAGGGGTTTCAATACATTTGGGATTTTCTAGGGAGTAAAAAGATAGGGTAAAAGAGAGGCTGGAGGTTTGTTAGACCTCCAAGGTTAAAACATATTGTCTAGTAGTTTGATTATTCTGCTAGTAGTCTTTGGAAAAAATGATTTTCCAATTTTTAGCAAGCTGGCATATAGCCCATAAGTTACAGCTAGAAAAACCAAAATTATAATCATCGAAACGAAAACATCTACTATCATTGTATCTCCTTTATTAAGCTACTTCGCCTACGTAGGCTTTAAACTCTTCTTCAGTGCCTATGCCTTCTTCAAGCCATCTACTTAGCGCCTCTTCTCTATCATTTTCATAAATATAATCAGCAAAGCCTATCTCGTCCAAGTATTCATCTCTTGAGCCGATGTCAAACTCCGACCAAGCTTGATAATTAAAACTATGACCCTCGATGCAGTCTATATCTATTTCTACCTTGTCGTTTTTTACTTCAAGCTTAGCAGACGATTTGCAGATAAAGTCACAACCGACCTCATGGTCGATATATTCAATTTCTATCTTTAGACCTACCATTTCAAGCATAATGGTTTTTATTTCTGGCTCTGTTTCATACCACCCTATGTTGCGGTCATAGTTCCAGTTTCCAGTGCCAGAGAAAGATAGACTAAATTCATCTGAGTTTAAAAGCTCGGTGTCTTCACAAATATTATTAAAAAAGATAGTGTCATACTCACCACCACCCAGTTGTTCTGTAAGTCGTTTAAACCAATCTGCCTTTTTCTCGGCTGTTGCACCTTTTACATTTGAAAAGTCGAATGTGTAGTCACCAAAAGCTGTGCTTGGATTTGCCATTTTATATCCTTTATCTTGATGTATAATAGAATTATAATATAAAATGCTTTAAAAATAACTTAAATTATATAGTATTTTAGATAAAATAGAGTTTTTATCTTATTTCGATGTAGCCTTTTTTGATTTTTGACTTTATTAGTTTAAAAATAAACTCTTTGGCTTCCAACAAAGAACCAAAGTAATTTGAACGTTTGCCAGTGGGTGCTTTATATGTATTATTGCCATAAACTCTTTCAACCAGGTATTCATCAAAGAGAGTTGATGATAGGTCTATTTTATAGTAACGTGTATTTTTTATTAGTGTATTTACCATTTTTTATCCTTAAATAAAATAATTTTACAATAAAAATATTAATTCATCAATATAAAAACAATTATTTTATATAAAATTATTTTATTTA